TCCTTCAGGGTAATATCAGAAACCGTAATGGTCGTATGTACCCTATGGAAACTCTTCGTCGTGAAGTTGCTCGTTATAATGAGAATCATGTTCTTCAAGGAAGAGCTCTTGGTGAACTGGGACACCCCGATGGTCCTACAGTAAACCTTGATAGAGTTTCTCATAAAATTGTTTCACTCAGAGAGAGTGGATCTAATTTTATCGGAAAGGCAAAGATTCTTTCTACTCCAATGGGTAAGATTGCAGAATCTCTGATTTCTGAGGGAGTAAAACTTGGAGTTTCTTCTCGTGGTATTGGTTCACTTAAGTTAACTCGTGAAGGAATCAATGTTGTTGGTGATGACTTCATGCTTGCAACTGCTGCTGATATTGTAGCAGATCCTTCTGCTCCTGATGCTTTTGTTGAAGGGATTATGGAAGGTAAAGAGTGGGTATGGGATGGTGGTATTCTTCGTGAAAAATATGCGGAGAAGACCTACAAGACTATCAATACACTTGTAGACCAAAAAAGATTAGAAGAAAATAAGTTGAACTTATTCAACGATTTTCTCGCAAATCTTTAATTTATAAATAAATATAGTTTATAACTAAAGGTTAAACGGAGAGTTCAAATGTCTCGTGGAGATTTACAAGAAATGGAAGTAGGCACAAAGCAATCCAAAACCGCTGTAAATGCTAACGCAAAGGCGGCAGAAGCAATGCCTCACATGGCAGACCCAGGCACACAACTGGGCAATGTCGAAGATCTCGGTGGTCCAGATCCTTCAAACTATCGTCCTGATGACGATTCAGCAAAGCTGAAAACTCCTGGAGCAACTCTTAAGCAAGTAAGAGATGTTGTAAACAAGGGAGCAAAAGGTGCTGATCCTATGAAAGGTCTTCATAAAGAGGATGCAGATTATGATGAAGATGAAGAACTCTTAGAAGCCAAGCACGAGGAAGAGGAAGAAGAGGAAGAAGAGGACGAAGAAGAGCACAAAGAGGATAAGAAGAAAAAGAAAATGGAAGAGCAAGTTGACATCGAAGAAGATGTCAATGCTCTGCTTGGTGGTGAAGAACTCTCCGAAGAGTTTAAAGAAAAAGCCAAGACCATTTTTGAGGCTGCTCTGAAGTCAAAGGTAACTGAGATTAAGGAAGCACTCGAAGTCCAATACGAGCAAAAACTCGTAGAGGAAGTAGAAGTAATTAAAGAAGCACTCAAGGAAAGAGTTGACTCTTATCTTGAGTACGTTGCCGACGAATGGTTCACCGAAAATGAACTGGTAGTTGAGCAAGGACTGAAATCCGAAATGACTGAGAGTTTCCTCTCAGGCATGAAGGAACTTTTTGAAGCACATTATGTATCAATCCCTGAAGATAAATATGATGTTCTTGAGAGCATGGTAGAAAAACTTGATGACATGGAGACAAAACTCAACGAGCAAATTGAGAAAAATATCCTCCTCAACAATCGTCTTGCAGAGTCGGTTGCTGATGGGATCTTTGATGAGATTTCCGAGGGTCTCGCAACCACTCAGAAAGAGAAGCTCGCTTCACTTGCCGAAAGTGTTGAGTTTGAAAGTGAAGAAGAATATCGTGAGAAACTGGAGATGCTGAAGGAATCATATTTCCCAGCAAACAAAACTCCAAAAGCACATACTGAAACTCTTTCTGAAGGTGTAGATCATTCAACCGAATCCGTTTCGGGTCCAATGGCTGCATATCTGAGAACTCTTCAGGCTGTTGCTAAGAACTGAATTTAAGATTAAATCAAACGTAAACATTCACAATAGGTAAACGCAAATGTTCCATTCCGAGCATCTGCAGGAAAAGTGGGCACCACTCCTCAACTATGAGGGTCTTGATCCAATCAAAGATTCCCATCGTAGAGCGGTAACCGCCGTCCTGCTCGAAAACCAAGAAAAATTCTTAAGAGAAGAAGCTGCATTTGGTAGTGGCTTCAACCTGATGGAAACCCCAACCAACTCAGCTAATGCTGCTGGTGGTTCAGGTGGTTTCGGTGCTGGCTCAGCTGCTGCTGGTCCTACCGCAGGTTTCGATCCCGTTCTGATTTCACTGATCAGACGTTCAATGCCTAACCTAGTCGCATATGACCTGGCAGGTGTTCAACCAATGAGTGGTCCTACTGGACTCATCTTCGCAATGCGTTCCCGTTACAACAGCCAGAGTGGAACCGAATCGTTCTACAACGAAGTAGATACTTCATTCTCTGGTCAGGACAACGGATTCGATGAAGCAGCTGGTTTCACCGATGCTGCTGTTGGTCTCGGTACTACTACTCAGTCAGGAACCAACCCATCAATCCTCAACCCAGTTGGAACCGCAACCTCGACCGCATATAACGTTGGTCAGGGCATGGTAACTGGTGATGCTGAGAACCTCGGCGATGCTGCTGGTGATCAGTTCAACCAGATGGCATTCTCAATCGAGAAAGTCACCGTTACTGCGAAGTCCAGAGCACTGAAGGCTGAGTACTCACTTGAGCTTGCTCAGGACCTGAAGGCAATCCATGGTCTGAATGCTGAGGCTGAACTCGCAAACATTCTCTCAACCGAGATTCTTGCTGAGATCAACCGTGAAGTTATCAGAACCATCTACAAGATTGCTGAACAGGGTGCTGTAGAAAATACCGCAACTGCTGGTGTATTCGACCTCGACATCGACTCCAACGGTCGTTGGTCAGTTGAGAAGTTCAAGGGTCTTCTGTTCCAGATCGAAAGAGATGCTAACAGAATTGCTCAGAGAACTCGTCGTGGAAAGGGTAACATCATCATGTGTTCTGCTGACGTTGCTTCAGCACTGACCATGGCTGGTGTTCTCGATTACACCCCTGCTCTGAATGCTAACCTGAACGTTGATGATACCGGCAACACCTTTGCTGGTACTATCCAAGGTAAGTACAGAGTATACATCGACCCATATTCGGCAAACCTTGCTGCCGATAACGGTGGTCTCGCACAAGGCACCAACCAATACTACGTTGTTGGTTATAAGGGTTCCAGTGCATATGATGCTGGTCTGTTCTATTGCCCATACGTTCCTCTCCAGATGGTACGTGCTGTTGGTGAGAACACCTTCCAGCCTAAGATCGGCTTTAAGACCCGTTATGGTATCGTTGCAAACCCATTTGCAGAAGGTACTACCCAGGGTCTCGGTCGTCTGCGTGTTAACAGCAACCGTTACTACAGAAGAGTTGCTGTTAAGAACCTCATGTGATCTAATTCACAAAGGTTCTCAGGGGTCCGAAAGGACCCCTTTTTTTATCTAAATAATTCAAAAAATGGCAGTCACAAACGCATATAAGAATCAGATACAGAATAGAAACTTTCTATCTCCTGTAGGATTCAAATTTACATTAAACAGAGCACCCAAAGTAGCATTCTTCGGAAACTCAGCAAATATTCCTGGAATGACTTTAGGATTGGCAGTTCAATCAACATATCTTAAGGATATTGATATTCCTGGAGATAAGATAACCTTTAATGACTTAACTCTTAGATTTCTTGTCGATGAAAATCTTGAAAACTACATGGAAATTCAAAACTGGATTCGTGGTATTGGATATCCAGAAAGCCTTGATGAGATTTATGCCTGGCAAAGATCAAATCCAAACATGAGTCTGCAAGAAAAATCGCAGATGAATTTATATTCTGACGCAACTCTTTCAATTCTCACAAGTGCCAATAACTCAAACTTTAAAGTTAAGTTCTCTGATGTCTTTCCATATTCAATAACAGATCTTCAGTTCGATGCAACAGATAGTGATATTGATTATTTGACTGCAGAGGTTACTTTCAAGTATACTATTTACAATATCGTAGATAATGCGGACAATCCATTATGACTTTTGATTTGGATACAATCCAAAAAATGTGGGAGGAAGATTGTAAAATTGATCCTGACAACTTACATACAGAATCACTAAATATTGCAAGTTTACATGCAAAATATTTTGACATTTACAATAACATCATTCTTCTGAAAAAGAAAGCAGAACAACAAAGAAAAAACATTCGTCACGATCGTTATGAGTATTATACAGGAAAAGCAGATCCTGATGTTTATGTAGAAAATCCATTTCCTAAGAAAATTCGTGACAAGGAAACTCTTCAGAAATACTTAGATGCTGATGAGAAACTATCTCAAGTCTGTTTGAAGATTGACTACTACGATACAATGTTAAATTACATTGAAAGTATTCTTAAGATGATTCAAAACCGAACTTTTCAAATTAAGAACGCAATTGAATTTGTTAGATTTACTGCTGGACTGGGGTAAATAAATAAATTGAAGTAACTAATGCAATAAATGGAAGATATTTTTGAATCTTTAAAAGATGTGGATATGAGTGACTTAGATCAATATGAACCATTTGATGGTGGATATTGGAAAAAGGGATGGAAACATTCCGAAGAATCTAAGTTAAGAATGTCAGAATCAAAAAAAGGAAAGGAACCTTGGAATAAAGGAAAAACTTTACCAAATTATCATTCTGAGGAAACAAAAGAAAAAATGAGAAAAAGAATGATCGGTAATAGTTACACTAAAGGGAGAAAACTTTCTGAAGAAGAGAAGAAAAAAAGAAGTGAGAAATTAAAAGAATACTATGCCAAAAGAAGATCTATGGGGCACAAGAGATAAATAACCATAATTGAAAGGTTGTTTATGTGTGATTTAATTATTGAAAAATCTAATGAAGTTTTTTTAAAGATAAAAACACATCCACATATTGAGTATGAACTTAGGGACAGATTCACGTTTCAGGTAGAATCTGCCAAGTTTATGCCACAATATAGAAAGAGGAACTGGAATGGGGAAATTCATTTGTATGATATGAGATCCAAGCAGATTTATGTTGGACTCTTGGATAAGATTGTATCCTTCTGTAAGCAATATGGATACACTTATAAGTTTGACGATAATAAGTTTTACGGTTTACCCTTTGAAGTAAATGAAGAGATATCTTACGAGGGTGTAAAGGATTATATGAAATCTATTTGTACTCATTCTCCACGGGAGTATCAAATAGAGGGAGTATACGACGCTCTACGACATAACCGAAAATTATTGATATCACCCACTGCCTCAGGAAAATCCTTGATGATTTATTCCCTTGTAAGGTATTACGTAGATAAACAACAAAAAATTCTTTTAATTGTTCCGACGACATCTCTTGTAGAGCAGATGTACAAGGATTTCCAAGACTATGGTTGGGATGCTGAGTCATATTGTCACAAGATTTATTCGGGTAGAGAAAAGACAAATAAACATGCAGTTACAATTACTACTTGGCAATCAGTCTATAAGTTAGATCGTTCTTTCTTCGAAGACTATGGAGTTATTATAGGTGATGAGGCACATTTGTTCAAGAGTAAATCTCTAGTTCAGATTATGACTAAACTTCATCATGCAAAGTATCGTTTTGGATTTACTGGAACTCTTGACGGAACTCAAACTCATAAATGGGTTCTTGAAGGTTTATTTGGTCCATCATATAAAGTAACTAAGACTGCAGAACTGATGCAGCAAGGACATCTTTCTT